TGATGGGCACGGGGTTTTTGTTTCAAGGCAAGGATGGTGGCCTTGGCAAAATGATGCGCCACATGTCTTCCGGCATGATGGGCTTTGCCGGGCATACCCGTTCGGCCACGGCTTCACTGAAACTGATGGGGCAGGGGTTTGCTGCTTTCACTGCCGGTGCCAAGTTGCTTTCAGGTGCGTTCAGCGCAGCAAAGGGTTTTTCTGAATTTGAATTCAAGATGGCATCAGTCAGTGGGATCACGCAGGCCACCACGCGGGAATTGAAACTGCTTGAAAACGCTGCAATCAGTGCTGGTATTGCCACGCAGTTTAGCCCACTGGAAGCCGCTGAAGGCTTGGAAGTCTTGGGTGCTACGGGCTTTGATGCGGCTGATTCCATGACCGTGCTGCGTTCGTCTTTGGATCTTGCTGCCGGTTCCATGGGTCAGTTGGGCGTGGCTGATGCTGCTGCCATTGCGTCTGCTTCACTGAAGGCATACGGGCGTGATGTTGGGGAAGCGGCACTTATGACTGACAAGCTGTTGCGGGTGACACAGCTTACCAACTTTCAAACACGCGACATGATCGGGGCGTTCCCCAAGTTGATGGGTAAGGGTTCCCCGTTCCGGCAGTCTTTTGATGACATGCTGATTGCAATGGGTCTGATGCGAAACGTGGGCATTGATGCCTTCACGGCGCAGACAGCGTTGTCTGCTGCGTTCATGCGGTTGGGCTCTGAACGTCGCGTGCAGGATGCAATCAAGCCGTTTGCAAAGGTTTTCGATGAAGAAACTAAGCAAATGCGCCCGATGATGGATATCATTTTGGATCTTGCTGAAGTCACAAAAGATTGGACGGATGAAAAGCGGCAGAGTCTTGAAGCCACCCTTGCGGGCAGGCGCGGAATCCTTTCATTTTCCGGTGTGACCCGTGCCGTTACTAAAGCCATTCTTGCCAACCGGGAAGCAGTGAAGCTGGCCAACGGTGAAATGATCATTGGTGAAAAGGGTTATAGGGATCTGCGGGCAGAGATTGAAAAGAGTGGTGGCGCGATTAAGACCGGCAGCGGATCGGTGTTGAAAAATGCAGATGCCGTGGTGTTCCTGACTAATGCACTTGATCCGGCAACCAAGATGTTGGTGAAGGGTCGGGCGGCAGTCAATGCCATGCGGTTTGCAATTGAAGGTGCAGAAGGCGCGGCTGAAGAATTCAGGAAGAAGCTGTTGGATACGTTCAAGGGGCAAATGATTCTGTTGCAGGGTTCTGCGCAGACGTTTGAAATTGTGTTTGGCAAGGCGTTTGCACAGGTCATGCGGCCTGCCATTGAGTGGATGATTGAAAATTTGAACAAGCTGATTGTTACGTGGCGCGGGTTGGATGATGGAACAAAGCGGTTGATTTCCAAGGTTGTAGTGCTTACAGGTTCTTTCCTGATGTTGGCCGGAACAATCCTGTTGGTGAAGGGCGTGATGGGCTTGCTTGGCATCAGTGCCAAGGGGATGATGTTGATGATGGGCAAGTTGATGTTGACCATTCTTCCCATCGTTGCAATTGGGTGGGTGATGTACAAGATGTTCAAGGTGGTGCGGGAACAGTTCAGCAAGGGCAGTGATGATTTGGATAAATTCCTTGGACCGTTGCAAAAGGTCAAGCTTGGATTCCAAGCGTTGGTGCAGTTGTTGGTTGATGGCCATTTGTCTGATGCTATGACAAAGGAGTTGGGGAAGGCGGAAAATGAAGGGCTGCTGAAGTTTGTGGATAATGCAAGCCAGTTTTTCACAAGGGTTGGGAAGTTCTTTGATGGGATGGTGGAAGGCATTGCTGATGCTGCTGACAATTATTTACTTCCCATGCTCGGCATGATGGGTGATGCGTTCAGTTTGGTGTGGGATATTATCAATGGCGGCACGGGGGAATTTGATAAAAACAAGGATGCGATTGTTGGGTGGAACGGGGCCGGTGAAATCACTGGCAAGGTGTTGGGCGGAATTGCAACCGGCATTCTTGCCGTTACTGCCGGGCTGATTATCTTAAAGCCGCTGTTGCTGTTCATGCGCATGATGGGTGCAGCCATTTCCTTGGCGTGGTCCGTCACCCCGTTTGGTGCAATTTCTTTGGCCATTGCTGCCATTGCCGCAGGGCTGTTGTTGCTGGCACACAAGTGGGATGAAATCAAGGAAACCATCACCCACATCCGTGAAAAATTGGGGTTGGAAAAAAGCGTAACAGAAAAGTTTGCGGCAACCGGTGAAGAAGCGTTGCAGTCAATGAATCAGGCGCAGCGTGCGGACATTCAGAAACGTGCAGCGGCAATGTTCGCACAAATGAAGGAAACCGATACTGTTAATGGGCAGACACAGGAACGGCTTGAACGGCAGTTTGCTTTCCGTATTGTAAAGAGGCGGCAACGGGAAGCCGCTGCTGCTGAAGCTACATTGCAGGTTGCTGCCAACGGTGGCCCGGAAGTGGTGCAGCAGGCGCGGCAGGCTGTGATTCCAGATCCAACAGGTGTGAATAATGTGGCGGCAAGAGTTGCAGCGCAAAGCAAGATAGCTGCACGTGCGCAAGCAGACTATCAGAAACAGTGGGATGCGTTGCGTGCTGATATGAAGGCAGCGATAGACAGGCCAACACAGGTGACGGTGGAAATTGATGGTGATGTGGTGGCAGAAGCAGTGGCCAATGCTAGGGAAGCCCGTGATGCTAGAATGCTTGAACCATCGCCTGCAACATAGGAAGAAGCCATGCCTGTATTACAAGGTGATTTGTTTCCACCGATAGATCAGCAGGGGCAGGAACAGCGGGAACCCCCGGTGTTTGAAGGGTGGGGATTTGCAACAACTGATCCAACGAAGGCGTTCATAAAAAACTTGCGTGATGGGGAAGAAAGGGAATTCCCTTTGAACCCTGAAACGTTTGAACACAGCATTGAAGCCTATTACAATAAAGATGACATCATGGGGATGTCACATCAGCCATTGACTTTCAGCCACACCGGCAATCATGAAATTCCAATTCAGTTGTATGTGGATCAGTTTTTCACTGCAATCGAACGGCAGCGTGGTCTTGCTGATGCCGTGGGTGAAGTGAAGGATTTCAGGAAGTTCCTGTTGTCTTTCATGGCTGTGAGTAATGCGGGCGCGGGCGTCATTGGTGGGGCACCTGATTCCTTGTTGTTTGTGTGGCCGGGTCTGTTCGGAATGGAATGCGTCATGCGTGGGCTGCATTTCGAGTACAAGCGATTTACCGGAACGCTTGACCTTTGGGCGTACACGGCCAAGTTCACGCTTGAGTCTGTGCGTGATTCCAGAATGTATGCAGAAGACTTGCGTGCCAACGGCACAGAGTGGGGGTGATCGTATGCCAGCCGCAGCAAATAGCAGGCACTTCCTGTGCACTGATGTCACCTTGGCTAGTGGTGAACGCTTCCTGACAGAAGACGAACCATACAGGTATCAAAATCTTGTGGACAATGCCGTGCATACTGCACGCAGCGGTGACACGTGGATGTCACTTGCTGGATTTTATTTCAAGGGCATGGTCCGGCCTGCGGGTTTTTGGTGGGCAATCGCAGACTTCCAGCCGGTGCCGGTGGTTGATCCTACTGTTCCCCCGGCAATGGGAACGGTTGTGTACATCCCAAGCCTGCGCACGTTGCGTGATAAAATCTTGGATTATGGCAGACTGAAGGAGTTTTGAACGTGGGTGTGGAATCTGAATACAACAGGCGCGGGCCGGTGCTTACCCTATCCATGATTGATGGGGATGAGCCTGATGTGTATTTTGATCAGGAAGAAACTGGCAAGCGATTCCTGCGGCTGATGCATGAAGATGTGGATTCTGGTGCTGATCGTTTGATTGTTGAACTTGCCAACCATGATCTTGCCATGTTGGATGACCAACGGCTGAAGGCCGGTGAAATCATCCGGGCATCATGGGGGTACATCGGTGCAATGACACCCCCGCGTGATTTGGTTATTAAGAAAATCACAGGCTTTGAAAGGTTGAAGATTGAAGGGCATAGCAAAATTGTGCTGGCCGATATAGATGAAAAAAGCAACACGTTCATTGACATGAAAATCAGTGACGTGGCACAGATCATGGCTGCCCGGCACGGATATGTGAACCCGTGGGTGTGGGTTGAAGATTCGGGTGAAATCCTGCCGCATATACATCAGGCCGGGGAAACGGATGCAAAGTTTTTGAAGCGGCTGGCCAACCGGTTGGGGTGGCGGCTGTATGCGGATCACACCGGGTTCCATTTCCACAGCTTGGCCCTGTGGAGCCCACCGGTGAAAGTGTACAGCTATGGATATGAAGTGGACGGTTCGCACCCCGGTGGCGACATTATCGGCAAGCCAACGTTCAGGGCTGATTTCAGCCGGGCTGCGGGCATTATTAAAATTGTTGGGCGCAATCCGATCACCGGTGAAGAGTTTGAAGTGAAAGCCGGGAACCAAGAAACAGACCGTGATGGGTTGGGGAAGATCCTGGAAGTGGAAGACCCGGCACGGATTGGCGGCAGCAAGGTGATGGCGCGGGTGGGGCGTGGGCTGACCCGTGGTGTGCCGGGCACCCGTGCGACGGCTGAACAAATTGCACGCAACAATTACATCAACAGTGCGGCAAGGCATTATGAATTAAAGCTGAATGTCAAAGGTGATCCGATGGTTGCCGCAAAGCAGATCGTTGAAGTGTGGGGCATTAGTGATTATCTTTCTGGAAGCTATTATGTGAAGACGTGCAAGTCAACGGTGACAGCGGGCGGGTACACGCAGGATTTGGTTTTGCGCAAGGATGCTGTTGGAAACCTGCGGCGCAGGGTGGTGCAGGAAAACCATGCCCGGATTAATCCGGCATTGGCACCGCAGGCCGGTGGCATCACCAAAGGAATACCCAAGGCAAGGCCACACCACAACGATGCCTTTGGCGGGCAACTGTGGCTGTATGAGAATTGGGTTGATGGCACCGGCAAGGTGGTGAAGTGGGGTGATCCAATTGAACGTTTTAAAGGGGCAGCCTAATGCAAGCACCGACAGAAGCAAGGTATTGGGGAAGCTACGTTGGGAAAGTGATGGACACCGCAGACCCGGAAAACCTGCGCCGTGTCAAGGTGAATGTGGAAGGCTTGCTTGAACCAAAAAGTGGATGGGCAAGGCCGGTTGGTTTGGCCACCCGGCACACGCCACGGCAAGGGCAATTGGTAAAGGTGGAATTCAACCGGGGCAACATTGATGACCCGTTGTTTGATATTGGCCCGTATAGCAAGCAGCCGGGGCAGGAAGTTCCGACAGAGTATGAAAGCCCGTTGGTGTCTGTTTTTGAAACGGAAACGTTCCGGGTGGTTGTTGATGAACGGGAAGGCCAACGCAAGGCCACGATCAAGTCAATAAAGAATCTTGGCACGGGCATTGATGTGGAAGAAGACAAGATTGAAATTGATGCAGATGCCAATTCGATCACGATTTCTGCGGCAACAAAGATCACGCTGAAGGCGATTGGTGAAATTAATCTGGACGCAAACGCGGTAACAATTATGGAACGTGGCGTTGTGCCCAACCCTGATGTTCCCCTTGGGTGAATAATGGCTGATGAAGAAACTGACATTCTTGTGGTGTGCAGGAATCCGGGAAGTGACTGTGCGTTGGTCTTTCCGGGTGGTGGGGAATTGGCGCTGAACATGACCATTGGCTATCCGACACCGGAAGCCATTGCCAGTACCATTCTGAATCAGATCAACACCGCATCCATGCCGTTCCACCCAATCTTTGAAGTGCTGGAAATCCTGAAGGCTTTGTTGGATTGTGTTGAATCTGTCAAGGATGGGGTGACACAGGCAAATCCTATCACGGTGCTTGTGGGTTTGGCCGAATGTCTGCCCAACCTGATTGAAAAGCTGATGGGTGTGGTGAAGTTACTGCCCGTGTACAGCCTTGGGGCAACGTTGCGCGGGATGGTGTGCGCAATCCTTCAGGCTGTTGATGCTGTGGCAAGCATGGTGGAAGCCGTCAAGCGTTCCTCTATTAAGTTGAAACCCATGGGAATTGCGGTTGCCAAATTAAATGACGTTGAATTGGAACGTGTGTATCATACAACTGCGGGCCGGATCTGTAAGCAGTACAAATATGCGGGCACCTTGTTGGGCCAACTGTCATTGATTTTTGACATTGTGGTGCAATTCGGTTCGTTGGCAGGCGTGGAAATTCCTGCGCCTGATTTTTCTGTGATGAGTGGCCCGGTCGTGAATTTGAATTCAGATGCTTTGGATGAAATCAGCAGCACGCTGAACGCACTGCGGTCTGCACTGCAACAGGTGTATACCGTTTTGGAGAAATTACCTTGACGGCTTTTACCACCGGAACAGAACGATTTTGGAACGGGCCAACGCATCCGTTTCAGCGGAATGGGAAAGGTGATTTTTCCACGGCAAGTGGCATCGATCAGTTGCGTGCTGCAATCGAACAGTTATTGATGACACGTGGCCCTGATGGGCAGGAAGTTGGGGAACTGCCTTGGGACACAGAGCGGGGCAGCCGGATTCACACGCTGCTGCACAGCACAATGCCCATTGAAACGATGCAGCACGTGGCCGGGTTTTATACTGCCGAAGTGCTGCGCAAATATGAACCAAGAATCCAATTGCGTGGCGTGAAGGTTGAGCGGTTCGCAAGCAGCAATCAGCCTGAAGACCCACATAAAAACTTTGTAAAAATTCGTGTGCTGTTCACCCCGCGTGCAGCAGGTGCTTTGTCTGCCACGGTGGAAGAAGCGCAAGTGGTTGCACGGTTGGAGCAATAACAATGGCAATTCTTCCCACTGGCACTTTGGATTACACAGACAAGGATTTCGATTCCTTGAAACTGCGGCTGCTTGATTTGATCAAGCACGCATTTCCAGAGTGGACAAGTTCACAGGTTGGTGATTTTGGCGTGGTGCTGCTTGAAGCCTTTGCCTTCACCGGTGATGTGGTGGTGTACTATCTTGACCGGCAGGTGCGTGAAAGCAGGATCACACAGGCGCAGTTGCGGGGAAGCCTGATCAAACTTTCACGGCTGATCAACTATGAACTTTCCGGCGCAGTGGCAGCCACGGTTGATTTGACCCTGACATTGCAGGAAGCATTGCCTGCAACATGTACGGTGCCTGCGGGCACGGTGGTGCGCACCCTGACAGAAAATCCCATTTATTTTCAGACGTTGGCAGATGTGGTTTGGACGGCAGGTGAAACGGGCGCAAAGACTGTTGCCGCTGAACACAGCACTTCATACACGGAACAGTTCACAAGCACCACGCTGCCCAATCAATTGTTCAGCTTGCAATACACGCCATACTTGGAAACTCCTGAAGGCGGCACTGTAAACACGGTGATCAGCACGGCTGAAGGCACGTGGGATGAACAAGGCACGTTGCTGTTCAGTGAAAACACAGACAGGCATTGTACTATTCGGGTTGATGAATATGACAGGGCTTGGATTGCGTTTGGGGATGGCGTGCTTGGGCAAGTGCCAAGTGGCGCAATCACGGTTGTGTACAAGACCGGTGGTGGCACGGTGGGCAAGGTTGGCGCGGGCACATTGACGGCAATAGATGAAACATTTCGTGACGCCAATGGAACGGTTGCGAATATCACAGTGACCAACGTGGCGAGTGCAAGCGGTGGGGTTGATCGTGAAACGGTTGCTGCTGCCCGTAGGCGTGCCCCTGCTAGCCTGCGCACGTTGAACCGCACTGTTACCCGTGATGATTATGAAAACAATGCCCTGCGGAATTCTTCAGCCGCACGTGTCCTGATGCACACAAGCAATCAGGATAGTGGGATTGATGAAAACGCGGGAATTCTTTATGTTGTTCCTGCGGGTGGGGGAACGGCAAGCAGTGCGCTGTTGGCTGCGGTTGAAACGCTTGTGACAGTTACATACCCCAATACTTTGACCTTCAGGTTAGATGTGCAAAGCGCACGGTATAAAACAATCAACGTGCAGGCCACAGTGTTCCTTCATTCTGGATACACTGAAGCCGTGGTGAAGGCTGCTGTTGAAGCTGCACTGGCCACGTTCTTTGAAATCACGATTTCATCCGGTGATGATGAAGGGGATGAAAATCCCCATGTTGATTTTGGTGGAAACTTTTTGGATGAAGACGGCAATTCAGCAGGGGAAATTGCCTTGTCTGATATATACAACGCGGTTCGTGATGTCACGGGCGTGCGCAAGATGGAACCGCAGCCAAGCGGCTTTCTGCTGAACGGGTCGCATGAGGATGTGGATTTGCAAAACAGTGAATTCCCTGTGCTTGGCACAGTGATCCTGATTAATGGTACAACCGGCCTGCAAATGTAAGGTGACAAGATGACCGTTGCAAACATCACGATTGATTCAGGGCCGGGCGCAGGCAATGGGCCGGTGCTTGATTTGCGTATTACAAATCCGTTGACCATCATCACGTTGGGCGTGGATGATGACACCAACATTTCTGTGTATGCGTGGGAGATTGTGACAAGCCCACGGAACAGCACTGCTGTGTTGTCAAGTGCAAGTGCAGCCAACCCCACGTTGGAGTTGGACCACTACGGGACGTGGATGATTAAGTTAACGGCCACACTCGGCGCGTATGGGTCGCAAGAATTGACCACGCTTGTGGGGGTGACAACACCACTAACAGCGCAACGGTTGCCTGCTTATGAAGAAGAGAATGAGCAAGCCGGTGCGCGTGGATGGGGTGAAACACGGGAGATTTCAACAGAACTGTTTGAACTGTTGTTGGATCAAGCACCGGGGCGCATTTGCATAAACCAAACCGGGGCACCGATTGCACAGGGTAGTTTTGTGAAGCAAACCGGGTGGTACGATTTGCCGGGTGGCCCGTCCGTTCCAACCATTGCAAAGGCAAGTTCTGCTGATGCCGCTGATGTGATCGTTGGTTGTGTCCGGGCGGTTGTGCTTCCGGTGCAAGGCGCAAGTGCTGTTGCTGATGATGGGCTGTGCAACGTGGTGTTCCATGGTCCGGTGCATTCTGTTGTTGCTTCCGGCACACTGACACAAGGGGCGCAGGTTTCGCTTCACTCCACAGCGGGGCAGGTGATAGAGGGCGCGGGCAGGCCGGTTGGAATTGGGATGGGTGGAAGCAAGATGTACATCGGAAGTCCACCGGGCATGGGTGTTAGTGGTTCGTCTGCTGCTTATCAGGTTAAAGGGGCGCATATTCTTGCGGATCAGTTGGGTGGTTCAGGGAACGAATTCAATTTACTAGTCACACCGGGGCACTTGTTGGATGCTGCCAACAGTGACGTGATCCCGATTGGCGAACGCACCTTGTCCGATAAGGGAACGGGTGAATACTACACAGGCACGCGGGTGCAAGTTGTTGGCCCGCAGGTTCCGGGGTATGTGCTGCGTGGTGAAGCCAAGGTGGGGTATTTGTCTGCTGACAAGGCTGATGGTTCATTGTCGCAACGATTCGGTGCAGCCACGGAGTATGGAATTTATTTGGTGGAAAACAAAACCGCTGCGGGTGTCGGCACTGCGTTTATCAACAACAGGCTGTTTATGGTTCGGTTCACGCAGCTTGGGGGTTATTACTCTTCACAAACGATTGTGCCGGGCACGCTGAAGGGTGTGGCACTGAAACACTTGAACATGACAGCCATGGGTACTATGGATCTTTCGATTGTTCCTGATATTGCGGGCAGTCCTGATGTGCCAAATCTTGTGGCGTTGGGTTCAACATCGTTCGGCACGGGTGATGCTGTTTGGAATCCTAATTATTTCATCTGGGATTCTTTGAATCAGTTGGTGACAGATAATGTTTTTTGGTTGTTTTTCATGGCTGATTTGATCACAGGGGCAGTCACAGAAGCCATTCCTGATGCGTTGTTGACTCCCACGCAGATGGCAACTGGGTGGCAGTGGGACAACTTTTTATATAGTGATGATCTGGGGGTGACAACCTTCCCGTTTGCAGGTGGTGGAAAGGCGTTTGATATCGAGGTGCTATTTGCTAGCACCCCTAGTGTCCCTGCATACCCTGCGGCTGATGCGTCTGTGATTGACCTTGCCAAGATTGGCACCCCTGCGTTTCCGTTGGGCAACCGATGGGATGGCAGAACGGCATCTGATGCCTTGATTCGGTCGCAAACAGAAGTGGATGCGGGTGGGTTCGGAACGCATGAAACACCGATCATTCCCTTGCACGCTGCGTTTGGAGCATAGAAGATGGCACCGGTTGTGATACCTGAAAGCGGGTTTGGCACGATCCCTTGGGGCAGTGGTCCGTGGGGTGGTGTTACGATTGACACCGGGCTGCCCGATATTAACGGAAGTTTTGAGTTGGGCAGTCAGGGTGCAGCCACACAGTGGTTGCATGTTGCAAGTGCGTCTTTGGTTTCCTTGGCAACGTTCGGCACCGGGTCTTGGGTTGAATCGTTTGAAGACGGGTGGGGAAGTTTCTTGTGGGAATTCGATGCTGAATATTTTGACTTTTCTTTTTTCAACGGTGGTGACACCGTGGCGGCAACGATTGAGGCATTTGAATCAGGGTGGTTGAATGATGGGTGGGTGTCTACTTGGCCAACCCAATCCACTGCCGCATTGTTTGACAACGGCACAGATACGGAAGACATGGAAGCCGGTTGGGGCAATGATGCATACTTGTGGGAATACGCGGCAGGCCGGTTCACGGAAGCTGTGTTTGATAATGCGACAGATACGGAAGACATGGAAGCCGGTTGGTACAATGATAATTGGGTTGTCACATATGCGTTCACGGAAGTGGCGTATTTTGATGATGCACCCCCTGCGTATCAGTCACCACGGCACTTGGATGCTGAACAGTTTGATGCGGCGTATTGGCCGGACAACCTTGCAGATATTGGAGCATAAAAATGGCACAGGCAGATTGGGCATCTTTGGTGGGCAGCATTGCTGAAGCTGCATCTTTCCGTGCAGGTGTCACGGGTGGTGTTACCGGTCCACCGGTAACTGCGCCTGACACAAACCTGTTCGTGTTTGGGTGGCATGCGTTGGAACCTCCCACGGCTGCACCGGGGGGGCAACTTGCACACGGCAAGTATTGCACTGTCACTGACTTTGGGCCAACAGATCGGGGCATAAGGATTGAAGGCGCAATAAAGCGTGGCCTGTCTGCAAGCCCTGAAGGGTTCAGCCCGTTCCTGTTTGCCGGGCTGCAAGGTGATTCCACGGCTGATCAGTGCTATATGCTCGGTTTGTCCGATGAAGACCCGTGCAAGATTGTGCTGCGCAAGGGGTATCTGTACAGCGGGGTTCCTGCTGTGGCCACAGGGAACAACTTGCGGCACAGCGTGGGCACGGTGCTGAACGATGTGTGGACGCACTTGCGGTTGGATCTGATCACCAATGAAAATGGTGATGTGGTTTTGGCTTGTTACCGGAACGATTTGACGGCAAACAACGTTGATGCTCCGAGTTGGGTTTTGGTTCCGTTCAATGACACGTTGGGTGAATCGTATATTGATGATGTGCTTGGGCACAACAGCGGGGCAATCCCCCTGATTGGTGGCCGGGCAGGGTTCGGTTGTGAATTCAGTGCGGCAGGCAGCCGTGCGTTTGTGGATCATTGCCGCGTGTTGCGTCAAACTGCATAGGTGATCAGATGGCAGCAAGCCCTTGGCAAGTAACGTTGGGAACAAAGCACGGCAGGATTGCCCCGGCAGGATGGACCGCACCACACGGGCGTTGGGTGTTCTGCTTGGGCTTGGATGAAGAAGAAGCCCATGAATTTGCGCTTGCCCCTGATGACTTCGCGTTGGTGTCGCAAGCAATCAGCATTCCTTCATCTGTAAACCTTGTCCGTGCTGCGTTCAGGTTCCGGGTGGATGAAGCGTTGCCTGCTGAAATCAACGCCACGGGTGATGCTGAAAAATATGTTGCGACCACCCCCGGCGTGAACATCCTGCGTGTTCCCAAGGGCACGTTCATCACGTACAACGGAACCACCCCAACGGGATACTTCGGAACGGGCCGTATTTGCGTTGTAAGCGGTTCGGGTCTTGGCAATGACGGACGGTATAGAATTGATGCAGTTTTGCCCGCAGGCGTCACAGAGAGCACAGAGCGGGCCATTCTGCACACAAACTTTGCTGCTGTTGAAGCGGGGTTGATTGTGCAGTGCCCTGAATTGCAGTGGCGCATGAACCTGGAAATTGATGATGTTGCTGTGGCCACCATGCTGTTGGATACGATCCGCAGCCGTGACAGGGTGGACATGGCAGCCAATGTTTCAAAAATCACAGGCAGCCACAGGATTGGCTTCCGTGTGAAACTGGATGAAGCAGCATGAGTGCAGGCAATCTGAAACTGCCGGGGTTGTACGTTGACAGCGTTATTTTGGACGTTGATACAACAAGGCCGGTGATCATAAACCGTGATCCTGAACCGTATGAAACCGATGTACCCACGGGAACGTTGGTGTGTTTTGAGGTTGTGGATTTCGGGGCAGATGGCATTGACTTGGCCAACACGCAGGTGTGGATTGATGAACAGCTTGCGTTTGCTGCCGGGGTGTTTCAATCCGGGTTTGACGGAGCAAGCAGCGCGTATGTGAATACAGCAGACACGCTGAAGATCACGGTGCATGTGCCCAATGGGTTTGTTTCTTTATCGCGGGTTCGGGTGCGTTGTGCTTCGCAGGTTGTTGGTGGTGCGCACACGATTGATCAAACGTGGTATTACACGATTGAAGATGTGACCCGGCCAATGATCAGCAACGTGGTGGCCATTGCCCCACGGGTGGTGCGCGTCACGTATTCCCAACCAATGCTTCCACCGGGCTTGAATTATTCGCAGGTGCTTGGATCGTTGCCATGGGGTGATGAAGCCCTGACCTATGACGGAACTTTGCGCCGGTGGATTTTTGAACCGTTGGCGCATTGTTATCAGCAGAGCAATGCAGAGTTGTACGTGTTGTGGGCAGGGGCGCAGTTGCATGTGAATGTGAACGGGCAAACCACCACTGTGGTATTTATTGAAGGTGATGCCGTAGACTTGCACGCAACAACCGCAGCAGAAGTGGCGCAGGCAATCAACACCAAAGCAGCGGGGGTGCTGTGGGCTGAAGCGTACCTGAACCGGGTTTGGCTTTATGCCGTTGACACGTCAAGCACAGCAACATTGCAGGTGGTGGCCGGAAGTGCGAACACTGCGCTTGGTTTTTCCACGGCTGTGGTGGGAAGGCGGCTGCCGTACCTGTGGGCTGAAGGCACGTACACGGTGGGCATCACTGCCACGTTGGCTGATGGGCGCGTGTCATACCGTGAAGCAAGCGTGGCCCTGCTGCATGATTCGGATCAATTTATTTTGCCACCGGCAGATGAAACCATTGACAGTGCCACTGCCCTGTTGGCTGCCAACTATTCTGTGGCCCGGCTTGGCTTTGATGTGCAGCCTGATGCACGGAACGCACATGGCAAGCAGCCTGTTGCTGATGTTACTGTTTCCGGGGTGGCGGCTGTATCTGGTAATTCTAGTCAGTTTGATTTGGCCCTGAATTGGGAAGCCACACCGCAAGGATTGTACACATTGACGGTGGCCGGTGTCGCTGATGCAAGTGGCAACGTAATTGCTTCCCCGCATGATAATATGCAGTTTGCCGGGTATCTGCCGGAATCACCTGAAGGCAGGCGGTTCAGTATTTGGTCAAACATGATGTCAACATTTGACAGGACCAATGACCGGACGGGTGATTTGGCACGGTTCACTGCGGTGTTGCAGGAAGTGCTTGATTGGATGTTGTACCTTGTGGACCGGTTCGGTGATACTTGGGACATTGAAAAAGCTGATGAACAATACTTGGATGCTATGTTGGCAGACTTGGGCAACCCGTTTCCATTTGTGTTGACAGAAACGATGAAGCGCAGGCTGTTGGCAAACTTGGTTTATTTTTACCGGTACAAGGGCACCGAACAGATCATAATTGCTGCGGTAAAGTTTTTCTTTGGGCTTGACCCTGTTACAATCACGGAAGCCAACACAAGCGGTTGGATTCTTGGCGTTTCAGAGTTGGCCGGAATTGATGCAGGCACAGGTGAAGTCACGGGTGAAACCGTACTTGGCCCGTCGCGCAGGTGGAACCTGTACGCATATGATATCACGGTGGCGCAGACACTAACGACAGACCAACGGGATGGCATCAGGTGGGTTGCAGAATACTTGCAGCCTGCACCGTGTCACTTGCATAATATCGTGGAACCCACAACGGCAGAAGTTGAACAGCAGTGGGTTTTGGGTGTATCAGAACTGGCAGGAACAGACGCCATCAGTGGCGAAGTTGAAGGCGGCACAGTGCTGTCAGAATAAAGGATTGGAATCATGGCACTTCGATTCAATAGCTTTTACAAGCAGGTTGTCACTGAAGCAGAATTGGACGCAATGCTCGATGGGATTGAAGCGGCTGATTGGGCGTTGGGTGAAGATTGGGCGTTTACTGGAATCATCAGTGGGGGTGCCGTCACTGCTGAAACACCGGCCAGCCTGAACGTTGCCATTGGTGGCCCGTTCCTTGGGTACACGCCTGAAGGGAAACGGCTGTATGTTTCAACCGCGTCAACCACGAAGGATTGCAGCACGGATGTGAACGGGGCAAGTACCCTTCCCACGTTGAACCTGGAAAGGTATCTGCTGCTTGTTGCTGCGTTTGATCGGGCGTTGTCGGATCAACGCACGGATGGCAACGGTGATCCCATTTGGTATCAGCGTGATGAATCGGT